AATGGAGCGGAAAACTTCGGTATCAGGATCGGTCCCGCGCTTGTAGATGACATGCCCCTTCAAATGTTCCGAATACAGACCCGTGCAGACGAAATACTTCACGGAATCGATCAGGATGCCGTGCCCCGGCCCGGCGACTTCCTTCGACGTCTCGACGGTCATCCCGAACAGGTTCACGTCCTCGCCGTCTCCGATATAGATGCCGGCCGTGTTCGCCGCCTTATGCTCGCCGCCATAGATATTAATGGCGTTGCAGGCGACCTCGAAATAAAATCCGTAATTGCACCGGTCCGTATTGACGCGGGAAAACTCCATAATCCAGTTGTCCCGCATCCTCACGCCGAAATCGAATCCCATAATATCGACCTCGTCGAAATGGCAGTACCGCTGATTCCAGGTCAGTTCGAAGGCTGTCGTGCCCGGCTTGTACGCCACTTCATCCCGGTACTTATCCGTTAACACTCGAAAACCTTTAAACCGGACAAATTTCCGCTGCTCCGACGTTCCGACCCCGTCAAAGAAGACGCCGGTCCCGGTGTAGACGATCTCCGTCGTATTCGGGTCGCTCCCCTCAAACAGCAGCCCCTTGTCGCCATTTGACGAGGACGTGTAAATAAGATTCATGTGAAGCGTCCCCGCGACGACGTATTTGCCTGGCGGGACGTGGAGAATGCCGCCCCCGTACTCTCTCGCCAATGTGTCAATGGCAAGCTGGAAGGCGGCCGTGTCGTCTGTCACGCCGTCCCCTTTCGCCCCGTACGCCCGGACGTTGGCAAGGATGCCGCCCCATGTCTGATAGTTGACGAGGTAGTTCGCGATGTCTCGGCTCACCAACGCACTTACTCGCTGCATCGGTCCCGACATTACGCCTCACCCAGAAGGTACTCCGCCGTGTCCCCGTTGATCTCTGCGCCCTCGTTCTGCTGGTTATATCGGCTGACCAATCCGTGGGTCGACAGCGTCGGTTCGTCCAGAGTCGGTGCGAACGATTCCTGGATCGAAATCAGTTGAGCGCGGATGCTCGTCTTTGCGTCCGTCGCCAGCTCCATCACGCCGCCCACGTTCGGCGGCTTCGGCAGCTCCTCCATCGGACATCCCTCCTCACGTTATCATGTATGCCCACGCTGATACGGTATGGGTCGCGGTATCAGGGTTGTTGACAGTCACTTTGGCGTAGCGGGCTTTTACCGTCACCCGGCCAGCTTTGCGCGTCGTATTACCGCTCGGAATAACGCCTGAATCCTCCCCCTGCTTGGTCGTGCCGTCGTGCGACCAGATGACGTTCGCCGCCGATGCCACCGCCGCGTCGTTCAGCAACGTAACATTCAGAGTACCGTATCCCGCGCAGTCCATCCAATCCGTCTGTTCGGACCACTCCGACGCCGGGATAACGACGGCGTTGTGCGTCTGGACGACCATCCCTGCCCGGCTCGCCATTGTAACGTCCTGCGACGTCGGCCAGTTGCCGATCGTAACGTCCTGCGACGTCGGCCAGTTGCCGATCGTAACCTCGCCGCTTACGGGTTGTGTCTCTGGGAAATTTTGAACTTCTACGTCAAGCGGCGCGCCATTCGTGCTAGCTTCTACCGGGAGCCGATTGTCCTCGCTTACCTCCACGTATTTGCCGGTTAACGCCTTGAACCATTTGATTATCATTTCCGTCCCCCTCCGCTTGCTCCGTCTCCGCTTGCTCAAGCGTTTGCGCAATGCGCTCGAGCAATCGATTGGTCTTGCGCATCTCGTTAAGCAGCTCGTTATTGAATCGCTCCTGCTCGCTGACTCCTTTGAAATGATCCACGCTTACCCCTCCGCCTGCAGAAAGAGAGGGCCGAAGCCCTCCCGTTATCGCAGCACTTTTACTTTCCATTCACCGCTGGCGAGATCGACCGCGCCGCCGGTCCCGTTGACCAGCACAATCTCGACCGTATTGGCCGAAATGACCGACGCGCTCATTCCGAGCCCCTGCAGGTCAACCGGCGGCGCCACGAGGACGAAATCCCCGATAGCGGCGCCGGCCACCGTGACCGATTGCGCAGCGGAATCGCCGTCCGCGATGGAGGCGAAATTGATCGTCGCGGAAACGTCTAAGCCGACGCCGAACGAATCCGCAAGGACCGTCCCATCCCCGCCGGCCGTAGATCGAAAATCAGTCGGCATACGAGCCCCTCCTTACTCGCCGGTCGAGCCGACGACACCGCGCCACTGACGGACAACGGTATTGTCGCGAAAGTATCCGTCCCACGATTGCGAGCCGTTCGGGTTGCGGTAGCGGCGCTTGATGAATTCCGGCTTGATCCGATAGAAATGGATCATCTTGTGCTGCTTGGATTGCAGGAACCATGCCGTCTTGGATGCCATGAACGTGCTGAACGAAAATTTGAGATCAGGCAGCACGTTCTTGTCGTTGTTCGCGGTCCCTGCCCGCTGCGTGGATTGGAAGATCGTCGCGACGTCGAACTGGTTGTCGCGATGCGTGACAAAATTGCTCGGCCGCATTTTAATCCGCTTGCCTGCCTCGTCGTTGAGCGAGTTGAACAGGTTAATGCCCGCTTTGATGTTCGTATCGCTAATCGGCCCGGATGCAAGGTTCGTTTGCGTGCCGCCGAGCCCCGTCTTGCGGTACGGATGCGCGTCCGAGATCATCGGCACGCCGTCGTATTGGTTGACCGTGAACGCATTGTCAAGCACCGTCGCGGCGTTCGACTCGACCGTGTTCCGGCCGGCATGGCCGGCATCGCGCGTCATGTCCATAACCTCGCCGTACTTATGGTCGTCGATGTTCTCGCGCGACAGCACGATCTCAACGCCGTACGGCTCAAACTCCGTCACGATCAAGTCTGCCAGGTTGTAGGCATCCTGTTCGGCGTTTTGCATCTCCGGCTTCGGCCGCCAATTTACCGTTCCGGCGAACGATTGGTACGTCTCGTTGTGCTGGTTAGACGTCTGGTTGTGGAGAAAGTCCGGCCACTCTTCCGGCTCTTCGTCCCATGCTTCGAAAAACGTCTCGTCAATTTTGCGGGTCCAGAGATTTTCAAACTGGCCCGTCATTACCGGTCCTGCCATGATGGTGTTCCCCTCCTTATCCTACCGCTGCCAGATTGGCAGCCGCGAAAATGACGTCGGCCGTATGCTGATCGTTGTCGTAGTCCTGCACGTAGCACATACCGCCCGTCGTGTCGTCCGGGTTGATCGTCGTCGCGTTGCTCAAGTCGTAAGCCGTCGTGTATTTGTCCGTATCCGCAAACGTCTTTTTCGTGCCGCTCTGCGAGACGGCCAAACGGACCACCTGACCGCGTACCAGCGCGACGGGAATCGTCGCCGACTCCCCGGCCCCGGTCGTCACGGCCTCCATTGCGATGCCGACCAGCGTTGTCGACGCCGCGACCGCAACCTCGCCTTTGCGCGTCGTCGCGTCGATCTGAATCAGGTCGCCAATGGCGATGGTTTGATTTTGATCAATCACAAGATGCACGATCAGCGGCACGTTAGTGTCCGTCGTGTACGATCTCACGATAGATGCCATACCTTTATCACCCTTTCTTTTTCTGGCGCTGTGCGCGCCACTCGTCAATGTTCTGCGCCGCCGGCTTGTTCATGAGTCGGCGCGCCTCGGTCGCGCTGATGCCCATGCGCTCCGCCTCCCGCAGCACGTCCGCCGGCAGCGGCTTCGGTCCTGCGGTGCTCGTCGGCGAGTCCGTGAGGACCGTACGCGGCTGCTTCTGCCGCTTGGCCTGCTCCCGTACCTGCGCCTCAAGCCGAATCTGCTCCGCCCGCTTATGGCCGCCGAGCGCCCAATACGCTTCTTCGACCGTCAGGGCACCGCCTGATTTGTCGATCTTGCTCATGATGTCGCGCTCCATCGATGCGATCCCCGCGTAATCCGGGTTGTCCCGCAGCCGGTAGATCGCCATTTGCACGCGCAACTCCTTGAGTTCGTGCTGTTGGCGTTGCTGGTCGACATACCAGCGCGTCTCCTCAGCGTTCCAGCCGTTCTGCTCGGCGAGACGCTGCGCCTCGGCAACAACCTGCTGCTCGCGAATGCGGCGCTCGATCGCTTCCGGATCGCCGCCGAGCATGTCAATGACCTGCTTATGCCGGCCGTACCTCTGCTCGTACTCGGCCTCGATGCGTTCGCGCTCTTTCTTGCGTTCGCGCTCCATGCGCTTCTCGAAGGCCGTTTTCTCGCGTTCGGAGAGCTCCGGCAGGTCGTCCTCTTCGTCCTCGACTTCCGGATCGGCGCCTTCGCCGCCCTGGTCGTCCTGCTCTTCGGTCTCGAACTCTTCTTCCTGCTCGATCTCCTGCTCCCCGGTCACTTCATCCTGCAACACGGCATCCGTTGCAAACTCTTCGCCCGATTGTCCTGCTGGCATGTATACCCCTCCTTGATTTGCACGACGGCATCAACGTGCTAAAGCCCGATCCCGCGCTATTCGCGGTGGTCAGCTCCGAATGAGCAATAGAAAAGGCTGCAGGATTCTCACCCGCAGCCCGTTATAATCGCCTCGATTGCTTGACCAAAATTCACCGATAATGCCCCTCCCGCAAATGTATTTTAAGCGAATGCGTCTTCCCCTCTGGCGTCCACGTCCCGCACGACGGGCACTGCGCCCCGCCTTTATGGAAGAACGTGAACCCCTCGCAGCGCGGGCAGACTGGCTGCTTCAGGACCTCACGACGCAGGCGCGGGTTGTGCCGAAGCTGCGAGCGGATGTAATCCCCGATCTGCGGATCGCGGCTCAGGAAGTGCAGCCAATACGCTTCCTCGCGCGGATCGAGGAAAGTCGTCCGCTTGTCGTATTTGACGGTATGCAGGAACTGGCTCATCGCCTCTTGCTGCTGCAGCTGATGACTAACCGACACTCGGATCACCTCCTCCCGGCGGCGGAGCGGCCGGCATTGGCATGCCTGGAGGCGCAGCTCCCGGCGGCAGGCCCGGAGGCATCGGTAACGGGATGGTGCTATCCTCTTCCAGATGCAAACCCAGGTTCTCACGCAGGAAGTTGCGGAACTCCTGCCAAGAGATGACCGGACGGCCCTCAATCATCTTGGCCGACAACTCAATCATGGTCTGATACAGGAACGTCTTATCTGACGGCAGCCCGTCGCCAATCGACAACGACAGGTCAAACTCAGCCTCTCGCGTCATCGGCACCTCGCGCATCATAGGCGCGCCGTCCGCGTCGAACATCGGCTCCTCGTCGACCGTCAGCGGCTCCAGGTCGGTCAGCTGTTTAATCGAATCCTCGCTGCTCGGGTCAAGGTCAGGGACTATAATCGGCACCTGCCGCAGCGCTGTGGGATCGACAAATTTATAATCCGGCTTATCTCCGTTGATCCGCACCCACATCGGCTCGTCCCAATGCTCCATGACCTCATCAAACAGCAATTCGAGGACGCGGCTCCAGCCCTGCTTCCACATCCGGGCCTTGTGCAGCACGGCCTTTTGCCCGGCTTGCTGCAGCGCGAGAATGGCCGAGGCGGCCGCGATCTGACCGGGCGCCTCGCCCCGGTTGACGTCTGGACGGCCGGAGATGATGTTCGCCTCTTCGAACGCCTTCTCACGCCGGACGGGTACGTCACGGCTGACCGGCTGCCCTTGCACGACGCTATAGGCGTTATGGTCGACCATTGGAATGCGCAAGCCCGGCTTGTTCGTCCATTTCCGATTGTCGAACGCCTTGCCGGCCCCGCGACCGACAACGATCTGCGGGTTACCCATCAGCCGAGCATTCATGCGGATTTGATCGTCCAGGTCGTTGATCAAATCTTGCGTCGGGATCAGCAACTCCACGTCCCCTTGCCCCCATCCGGTCCCGCGCTGCGTGTAGCAGGGAATCGCGACGAACGGGAACAGGTTGCGCCGCTGCAGCCGCCTGCCTGCCAGCACCTCGCGGCTGTCCTCCAGCACAAGGTGGTTGGCGACGTGCACGCAGTAAACCTCACCATCCTCGTCCCGCATGTAGCACTCGATCAGCATCGCCTTTTGCGACGTCGACAGCTCGACCTCGTCGGTTTTAAAACTGTCTAGGTCAAGATCGGGATCGTACGGGCAGGTGACCTCGCGCACCACGTATTTGCCGAGCTTGGGGAACTTGGCTCTGATCCAGCTCAGCGGTCGCGATACGGCGTGAATGACGAACTCGCACTCCTGCAGCAGATGGGCGGCCGTCCACTTTGGATCGGGGAAGAAATTAGCCGGGCTAACAATCTCAAAGCTCGGCAGCCCGCGCCCCTGCAGCCCCTCGCTGTCGTAGTAGACCTTGATGACGGTCGTCCCCAGCTCTACCCGGTCATGCTCCGACACGTCCAATTTGACGGGAAACTGATTGCGCTCGAGCACGAAGTCCATCAGGTTCCGCACGTCGTCGGAAAACATATCATCGCCTGGCTCGCGCCCCTCTGCCGTCGTGCTAAACGGCTTATCCGTTAAGTCACTGATCTGGCTCTCGATGATCGGATGGATGATGTTGGTTTCGCTTCCCGGATGGTCCGGCGTCTGCGGCGGATTCTGGCGGCCGTGCTTGTAGTCGTCAAAGGTCGCCCATTTGTCCATCAAGTCCATTTGGTCCTTGGCCTCAAAGGCGCCCCGGAAAAGCTCCTGCACGCGCATCGCGAGCGCGTGCTGCTCCGGTGTCTGCGGCGCCTGCGTATGCTCAATATGGCGCTCGTCCATGATGTCGCGCGGCTTGTCGTCCATGCTTTCAGCCCCCTCTCCGCGCAAAATAAAAAGCCGCCGTCACTGGCGACTGTGTGAACTATTAAGCGGATCGGCCGGATTCCAGGCACGCGGCCGGGCCATTCGCTCCCCGTTAAGCTGCGCCTCGTACTGCATATGTTCGATCTGCTGGTTAAGGCCGGTTATCTCTGCCTCCAGCGCTGCGATGTGCTCCGTCGCCTCGCGGTATGCATCCTCCAGCACGTTGACGCGGTGCTGGCGCTCCACGACATACTTCGCAAGGTAGAAGCCTCCTGCCAATATGGCGAGGCTGAGCAGGCCGCACAGAAGCGTTATGAGCGCGGTAATCATATCCTCACCCTCCCCAATTCGAAAGCCAGTTCTCCTCTTCGCTCCGCTCGTCCTCGATCTCACTTGCGTGCCGATACGACCCATCCGCCTGTCGCACATATCCGCGCCCCTTGACCGGCTCGGCGGCCGCTGGCTCGACGATATCGCCCGGCGGCACCGCGTACTGCTCCATGACGTAGAGGATGATCGCTGCGGCCATCACGACGTCGTCGTGCGAGCCCTGCGCGGCGTTGGTCTTGCCGTCGTCCTCGATCACGTACGTCATGCACTCCTGGATAAACTTGCGGGACTTAATGCCGAGCCGTTTCTGCCGGATCAGCTTCGCCATGTTGTCAATGGCAAGCTTCTTCGTCTGCTCCGTCGTCCACCAGCCGAGCTCCTGCTTTGGCTCGTCCGTCAGCTTGTCGTATACGGTCCGCTTGTACAGGTTCCAGTAGTCCGCCTTCATGGCGTTAAGGACGGACAGGCCGTGATTGTTTTCTTCCACCGCGACCAGCGCCTCGCGATACCACTCACCGAGGAGCACGAGCTGCCCGCCGAACAAATCCGGATCAAGCTTGCCGTGCCAGAGCGCGTTTAGATCGTAATTGCCGTCGAACACAGGCGCGGCGCTAAAGTCGCCAGTCGCCAGCCCCCGCGACGTATCCGCGCCGATGTAATAATCCGTCCGGCGCGGACGCTTCCATACCTCCAGTTGCCCGGTCGGGTCCTGGACGAATACGATGCGGCCTGCCTTGCGCTCCAGATAACCGCGTACGCCGTCGACGCATTGATCGAGATACTGTTGCAGCACCTGCAAGTCGAAGCGCGGACGGCCGGACGCTAGGAAGGCCTCAAGCGGGCTGCACGGGTACTCTTGTTTGATCAGGTCTTTGTCGATGTAATTGTCGTATTTGACGTAGTACCAATAGACCTGCTCCCATTCTAGGCCGCGCGAATGGATCAGCCAAAAGCATCGCTGCCAAATCCATTCAACATCCGGCTCGTCCTCCCCGTCGGATCGGGGCTTGCCGGTCGCGACCTGACGCTCAAACCATCTGCGGCGCTCCGTGCTCTCGAAGCGCATGCGATACTCGCCGGTACGCCACCACTCATAAAAGCAGTTGATCCACGTCTCGCTGTCCCACAACTCTTTAAACTCGTTGTAGCCGTTGGCCGTCGACTCATAGATGACGATAGCGCCCTTGGTCAATGCCTCGCCAATACCGGCCTGCGTGCCGCTGATCCCGTCGCGCCAGAACGCCGCCTCGGAGCCGTGGAAGAAGTTGATCGTGCGGGAGCGGCCCATGTTGCTGCTGGCCGTCTTGACCTCCCAGGAGCTGTGTAGGCGCTCGAACAGTAGCTGCCGGCGGTTGTTGTACTTTTCCGTCGGCTTGATGCTGTCCGGTAGAAGCGAATAGACGTGCTTGGCCTTGTTTTCAAAGATTGCCGCCGTGTTGCCGTCCTCGTCCGCCGCCGTGAAGCCCTCGAAGTTGCGTCGCAAGATCGTACAGGCGAGCTGGTACGCCGTAATAAACGATGTGAAGCCCTGCTGCCGGCCTTTAAGGATCAAAAACTTAAGCTGCAGCCGCTGGCCGGCCTTGTATTCCTCGACAGCTTGATTCAGCCGGTCGATAAAATCGCGCTGCACGTCGTTCAAGAAGAACGGCACCGTCGATTTGTCCTTATCGACAATGACAAAGCACA